TATAATACTGGTCAAGCTCTTGATCCTTCTAGATTTAGAATAGATCAAGCGCAAGAACAATTTGGCAAAATGAATAAAATAGGGTATAATAGTAGTAACTTTATTGCAGAGCAGACAGGACCGCAATCTAACTATGGGAAATTAAAATAATGTCAGTAACAGATATGATTAAAACGAGAGAACTAGCAGGTGGTCAAGGAATGCCTGATAGTCTTGATACTATGGCTGCTGTACGTAGTGAAGGAACAGGAATACCCTTTGCAATGCCACAACCACAGGGAATGTTGCCTCCTGCAATGGCCCAAGGAACAGGAATACCTCCTGAAATGCCGCAACCAGCACCTGCAATGGCTCAAGGAACAGGGATTCCGCAAGCAATGACACAAGCAATGCGTCCTTCTGGTCTTGCCGGTATTGCTCGTTCCCCTGAAGCTCCTGAAAGCAATATGATTATAAACGCACTTAAAACTCTTGATAAACGTGGTAATAAAGAAACTACTTATAAAAAGCTTGCCAGAGCAGCAGAGGATAGGGGAATGACTCTTCCATCTGCTGATAGTGGCTTGATGAGACTTGCTGCTGAAGGCGGTCCTGTACTTTATCGCAGAGAGGGTGGTGTTTCCAGCGGTTCAAGCAGAGAAGAAACTCTGGCGAAACTACAAGCAGTTGTAGATAGGTATGGTGCTTTTGTTCCCAAAATAGGAGAACCTCTTGATTACTTTAGTAATAATCCATTAGTAGGCTTTTCTGGCGGTGGTGAAGAAGGCGGCACTCCCTATAATGAGCTATATATACGTGATACTGATGGGCCGGGCGGAATACTAAGTCTAAGTGGCAGGGGAACTGATAGGAATTTTGAAAGAGAGTATCAAGCTTTGGCCTCTCAACTAAATGCTCCAGAACCAGAAGTAGAATCAACTGATTTTGTGCCGCTAAGTGATACAAGGTATGGAAGTTTAAATGATCCTAATCTACCTGCAATGGATGCAGCCCAACAAAGATTACAGTATAGACAGAATGTTGGTTTTTATGATAAGCCTCCCGGCCCAACAGCAAACACTAACCGTATCCTTGCTCAAGCCTATGGTGAAGAAAGTCCTATTTATCAAGAAATTTTACAGGGTCTTCAGCCTACGCCAACCCAACCAGTTAGTACAGAAACTGCAATGCAAGCTTACTATGGTTTGCCGGGAGTTGTATATGATCCTGAAAAAGAAGTTGAGGCTCAAACTGGTGGTGGCTTAAAAGATTTAGCTTCTGGTGGTGAGTTCTCTGGCAGGGTTCCCGGCGATGGTGGGGGAATGGAAGACAATGTTCGTATGCCCATTATGGAAGGCGAAGAACAAGTAGCCACTCTGGCTGTTAGCCCCACTGAATATGTTGTAGATAGTTATACAATGGCTGCACTTGGAAATGGAAATCCTGATAAGGGTGCAGACTATATGGATGAAGTTGTTGAAGACATACGTGAAGAAGCTTATGGAACAACTCAGCAGCCAAATGAAATAGATGGTTTAGCACTGTTACAAGCTAATATGATGGGTTAATGAATTTTATAAAAATACAACCACAATCAATAGAATTAATTTGGCCTTTAGTTAAAGATTTAATTCAAAAACCAATAGATTTTAATCTTGGAGAGTTTAATTTAGAAGATGTATATAACTGGTTAACAAGTGGGTATATGCATTTATGGATTATAGGTAATGAAGAAGAAATATTAGTAGCAGTTGTTACAGAGTTTGTTGTCTACCCAAGAGAAACTAGATTACGAATAGTTCTTGCCGGTGGTAAGAAAAATAACATGAACAGATGGTTTGATATCTTTTGGGATAAAGACTCAGAGATACATAAGTTTGCTAAGAAAAATAATGTAAAAAGATTTGAAGTGTGCGGTAGAGATGGTTGGCTCAGAGTTCTTGCAAGGGTTGGCTTTAAAAAGTTCTGCACTGTTTTAACAAGGGAAGTGGAAATATGACTGTGAAACAAAATATAAAAATGTTTTTAGATGACTTATCTGTAAAGGATAAGATTGAAGTTCTTAAAGAACTTTATAAAGACATTGCAAAACTTGGTGTTGATGGCGATACCGAGCTTGCCCATATTAATACTTTTGAGGCTAATCTTCTTAGAAAGTGTGGTGGCTCTGGTACGCTTAATCCCAATACAGGTCTTCGTCAGTACGGTAAGGGTGGGGGTGCGCCTCAAGCCACTTTCCAAAATACCAGTCAGTCATCTAGACTACCAGAAGAAGTAGCACCCTTTGCTGAAGATGTTCTTACCGAGGCACAAGATTATTATCGTATGATAATGAATCAGGGATATGATCCCTACACTGGTGCGGTAACTGCCCCTCAGACAGCAGAACAGACAGAAGCACAGGCAGGTATTGCTGCACTTGGCAGAGGAGCGCAGGGAACTGCACTTCAACAGGAAGCTCTTGACCTACAGCGTCAGCAGGGACAGAAGTTTACTCCTGAAGTTGCACAGGAATATATGTCTCCCTATCAGAGAGCAGTTACTGATGTAGAGAAAAGAAAAGCTGTTGAAGACTTCCAACGTAATATTATGCCACAGTTTGAAGCACAGGCTGTACAAGCTGGTGGTATGTCTGGTCTTGGTTCACGGGCCGGTGTACAGGCTGGTATACTTGGAGAGAACTTACAGACAAGGCTTGGAGACATTGAAGCTAAAGGATTGCAGTCATCTTTCCTCAATGCTCAACAGCAGTTTCAGAATCAAAAGCAACGGGAAGCAGCACAGGCTCAACAGACTGCCAATCTTGGTCCTGCCATGTTTAGTCAGGGTCTTGCTCAACAGGGTGCTTTGCAAACTGTTGGTGAGCAGAAGCAGAACCTTGGTCAGAGGGCTTTGGATGAACAGTACTTTAAGTTTTTGGAACAGAAGGCTTTTCCTGAAGAGCAGCTTGCCAAGTATTCTGGCTTTGTCTATGGTAATCCTCTGTTGGCTCAACGTGATGTGACTACCGCTGCATCTGCACCGGGAGCGCAAGGACCAAGTACAGGACAACAGCTTCTTGGTACTGGCCTTGCGGCTGCAAGTGCTTTTAAACAGATGGCACCCCAGACTTTTGGTTCTATAGGAAATTTCTTTCGATCACCTACGATTCCTAGTAAAACTGGTGGTGGTCTGTCTGATATTGTTTATCGACAAGAGGAAGGACGGGTACGGCCCACTCTTGCAGATAGAGTAAGGGCTGCTCAAAAGGAAGGGGCTAGGGCAGAGGCTGCAAAAGAAGAGGCTCAAAGACGTGGCGCTACCTTGTCAGAATCTCAAACTATTCGTGATAATATAGTTCCTTATTTAATTCCCCCTTCTACTATTACGCTTCCAGCAGCGGAAAAGGCAGCCAATAACCAGCAAGAAAAAGAAGTGGTTGAAGAAACAGTTTCTGAAAAAGAATCTTTTGTACCTCCTGTAAGATATACACCTTCTACAGCACCTTCAGCACCTGTTAAAAAAGATAGGGAGGTAGATAAAATAGGAACAATTTTAATGGCTATATCTAATAAACTCTTAGAATCAAAATCCGGTGATCCCCGTGATGCAGAATCTGTAAGGGGTGGTACTCTGTTGCGGATTGCTGATGGTCTTACGCAGGGAACTATTGATGTAGAAACTGCTGAAAAAGAGCTTGCAAAGTATGAATTAGACGTAGCTAAAGTTAAAGCAGTAGCCGGTATTGATACTCAGAAAAGAGCAGCAGAAATTCTTAAAGGCGTCCAAAATTATGCTAAGACTCAATATTCTGGTAAAAATAAACAAGCTATTATTCGAGAAGTGAATATGATTGCTAGTGAGTTAGCTTTAAGGTATCCTACTGCTGATGCACAGGTTATATTGTCTATAGCTATTGATAGATATGTTGCAGAAAAAGGCAATCCTTCTAAAAAGCCAGTTGAGGTGGTAGGGGGGAAGACTAATGTCAAAGCTAATCTTGGAAACAGTGCATTACGTAGACAAGCAGAAGCAGAAGCGGAGAGAAAAAAAAAGGATGATTAATGACAACCCCTGAATTAAGAGCAGCTTTTGTAGATGGGATAACATATGCTGAAACAGGAAGTTTTAAAAATCCTGATGAGCAAGTAAGTTCAGAAGGGGCAATTAGCTCTAGACAAGTCTTACGTTCCACTGCATTAAATCCCGGTCTTAAAGGCGTAACCCCTCTCAAACCTGAAGACCTTACAGACATGTCAAAAGTTAATGCTTTTGGTAAGCAGTATGCTTTGGCTTTGTTGGATAGATATGATGGTAATGTTGAGAGAGCGGCTGGTGCTTATGTAAGAGGTTTTGGTGATGAAGATAAAGAAAAAACCCTTGGACCTAAATCAGCAAACTATGTTAATAAAGTATCTAAATATGTAGCAGACAATCTTTCTCAATCTAAAGAAGATAGAGAAGTTCCAACTAGGTTAAGCAATACTTCTTACTTAACTAAAAATTTTCAAGATATTGCTAACGCTTTTCCAGAGGATATGGAAGCTACAGACGAAAACATTACTAATTATGCTATAAAAAATAATATTAATCCTGATTCCTATAAAGAAGAGTTAATAAAAGCCCAAGAAGAACTAGATGCTGGTGGTGATCTAATTCCTGATAGAACTGCGGTTGGTCGAGTAGCAGGTAGAGCTATTGGTGAAACTTTTGAAGGTGTCACAGATTTTGCTGGAATGCTGGGAAGGTCGCTTGGTGCTGAAAATTTAGTTGATTCAGTTAGTAACGCCGCAGAGCTTGTTGCAGAAAATGCTCCTCCAGAGGTTGCAGAATTATTTAGAAGTACTTTTGATCCTGCTCATCCTGAAGACATTGGAGGAAGCATAGAATATGTTGCAGGACATGTTGGATCACTTCTTATTCCCGGTACAGGTATTGTAAAAGGTATTAATTTAGCTCAGAAAGGAATGAAGGGTTCTCCCTTTCTTACTAAAATTGATGATGCAGTAGAAAAAAGTTTGGCTACAAAACTTGCACCTCAAACAGCAAAAAGAGTTAAGAAGATAGCTGGCACAACAGCTAAGTATGAGCTTGGCTTTGCTGGTGCTGCCACTATGGTTGAAGACCCCAAAGAAAATTTTGTTAATATTTTAGTAAAAGAATTTCCTAAAACTTTTGATTTTATAAAACCTCTATCTATTAATCCTGAAGATAGCGAGTCACAACAATATCTACAGGCATTTCTAAATAACATTGGTCTTGGTGTTGTCACTGGACCTGTATTTGCATCTCCTGCTTTGGTTTCAGCTTTTCGTAATGGAGGAGCGCCAAGTGCAAGTAAGATAGCTAAGACTGCTGCTCGCATGGAAAATGCTGCACTAGGAAAAGTAGTAACTCCTTTAAAACAATTAGGAGAAAAAACATCAGGGAAAAAGGCTGGAATATTTCAAAAACTTGAGGGCCGTCTTACTTCTAGAATGGGAACTAATGATGAGCTTTTAGCAGCAATAATTAGAATGGAGCAAGCTGGTCCTGCTGCACTAACTGTTGCAAAAGGAACTAATAGAGATTTAAAACGGGCAGCAAAAAAAGATTTTGGAAAAGCTTTTAATGATGAGCAAACTATTATAACAATGAATAAAGCATTGGGTGGTGATAAAGCTACATTAAGGCAGCTTCAGACACAAGCTCCAAATGTTTTACGTTCTCTTGAAACTATGCGTAATGATATAGATGGTCTGTCTAAAGCTGTTTCTGCCAATCTTCCTGATAATGAATTTAAACTTATAATAGATGATAATTATAATTCTTATGTTAATAGAAGTTATAGAGCTTTTGATGATCCAAATTGGAAAGGTTATAAAGAATTTAATACTCCAGAAGGAGAAAAAATTAAAGAGAGTGCAGAGGCTGCTTTAGTAAAAATGGGCTTTACAAAAGGAGAAGACACTGAGCAGGTTATGGAATGGATTGCGAAAGGAATGCCCGAATCAAAAGTTCAGGATGTTATGGCTCTAAATAAAAAAAATAGAAAAAAAGTAGATGACTTTATGCAAGTTTTATCTGATTATTCCTCATTGAAGGGAAGCAGTCCTGTTGTTAGAAGGCAAAAAATAGCTGAACCTTTTAGACAGTTAATGGGAGAGGTGAAAAATCCTTATACAAACTATGCTAATACTTTTGAAAAACTTTCTATTATTAAAGCAGAACAAGATTACCTAAAAGAAGTTATTGAAAATCTCAGAAAATATGAGATGGCAACAACTGCTAAAAGTCCCGGTCTTGTAGATGGAACAGGATATGTTCCGTTTAAAACTGATATTCTAGAAGCACGTTTAAACAGATTAGGTGGTTCTGTCCAACCTGTTAAAAAAACAGGAGCTAGAGAATCTGAAAACAGAGTAAAGCAACTTTCTGCACCCTTTGAAGAAATAGCTAAAAAAGAGTTCGGTTTTCCTTTAGAAAATCTATACGTAAATCCTGTTTATGCTGAAGCTATTGTAAATGGAACAGAAATACTTGCACCTACAGGTAGGCTAATGAGAGGGTGGGTGGCTACAAAAGCTGCATCTCAAATTATGAAAACTGTTGCTTCTCCAGCTACTCATGGTAGAAACGTCATGGGCAACAATATTATGATGCTTGCAAATGGTATGTTACCTATAGGTAAAAAAGGAGAGATGACGGCATTTGTTAAACGTATGTGGGATTTAGAAGATAGAGAGCTTGCAAAAAGAATAGCTGAAGCTCAAAGAGTTGGTGTTATTGACAGCGGTGTTAAAGCTGGAACTGTTAAAGCTCAAATGAAAGATATCGGTACAAATCCTAAAGGTTATTTAGGTAAATCTCTTGATAAAACTGCTCTTACTAGAGGCGGAAAAAAATTAGCACAAAAAACTTTTCAACTGTATCAAGATGAAGATAATATATATAAATTTATTCATTACAATAAAACTAAAGATTATCTAACGAAAGCTTTTCCAGATAAAAGCATGGATGAAATTATTGAAATGGCCGCTCAAAGAACGAGAGATACAATGCCTAACTATAACCTAGTTAGTAAGTCTCTTAAAAGTTTAAGACGTGCGCCTGTGGGAGACTTTTTGTCTTTTCCCGCTGAGATGATACGTGTCACAACAAATTTAGGAAGATACACTCTAAGAGATATTAGGTCTGGTAATCCTGTTCTTATGCGAGAGGGGATGAAAAGACTTGGAGGAATGACTGCTGCTGGTTTAGGCACTGACATGGCGATGCATTATTCTATGAATATGTTTGGAATCACTGAACAAGAAGCTGATGATTTAAATCAAGTTGCTCCTAACTATGAGAAAGATGTTCCTAAATTATTTTTGAGTCCTATATATAAAGATAAAAATGGTAAGAATGTAATTGAATATGTAAACTTCGGACCTATCGACCCATTTGATTATGTTAAATTTACTGGAAGGGCTATTCACAATGCGCTTCTAACAGATAGAGAAGTAGATTGGGATGAGTTTGGTCTTAGAGTTATATCTAAACAGCTTGGTCCTTTCTTTGGAGCCTCTATGGTTACTAAAGCAGCCTTAGAAGCAGCAGGAGTTATTGATGAGATAGACCCTAACAGACCGAAGAGAGGTCTTGTAGAGATGTTTGAAATTGCTATAGACCCTTTCACACCGGGGTTTACGCCAGCAGCAAAGCGTCTTAATCAATATTATACAAGTCTAGAAGAGTTGAATGAAAATAGAAAAGGAAGAGGTCCAATCGGTAAGTATGGTCAAAGTCTAGGTGATGGAGACTCTAGTCTTTGGCCCCAGCTTGCTGGTGTAAGGGTTCAACTTTTTGATATTGATAATGCTATGGCAAGAAATGTAGGTATGGCGCAGCGAGATGTTAAGCGATCAAAAAATGAATTTATAGGTAGACCTGCGTATAGAGATTCTGGCATATCTAGGCCACAAGAACTGGTAGATGACTATGTAGAGTCTCAAGAAATAAAATATGAAAGAATGAGAAAGTTAAGAGAGATTATTAAACCTTTTCTTAAATTAACTCCTAATGGAAAAACATTAACATATGCTGAGTTAGAAGATATTTTAACCAAACAAGAAAGATTTGCACTGAAAGATATTAGTTTGCTTAATCAGGCACTAGAAAATACTTTCATACCTGATGAGCTTACTAGTGAAAATTTACAAAAGCTTCTTTTAGATGGTAAAATAAAATCAATGGATGATCCTGCTATATTAGAAATTTATAGATTTATGCAGGAGATTGATGGTCTTCGTCTAGAAGATTAAAACTATAGATAGTATACTAGAAAGGATAAGTAGTGACTAACTGGGAACATTTTACTGAAGATGAGATGCGTTGCAAGGGTACTGGAGAGTGCCACATGGACGAAGAGTTTATGGAAAAGCTTATTCGTTTAAGAAGAGACTATGACAACCCAATGATTGTATCTTCAGGTTACAGGGACATAGCATATAATACTACAATAGGTGGCTCGCCTAACTCTGCACATATCTATGGGAGGGCTGCTGATATTGTAATTGGTGGTCACGAAGCTTTCAAACTACTACGTCTTGCTATCATACATGAGTTCAAGGGTATAGGTGTGTCTCAACGTGGCATGTATGAACGCCGCTTCCTGCACCTTGATACAATGGAAGATGGGGATCACCATCCTCGTCCGTGGTTATGGAGCTATAAGTAAAAGCAACATTATTGAGGAGGCTAAACTATGGAATGGGCAATAATGACATTCGGTGGAAAGCTATGCTGTATCTTCGCTTCGGGATGTGGCGGTGTAGCAAACGTACTAACACAAAGGAAGTGGAACTTAGGTGCTGTTAAAGATATTCTAATTGCAGTTCTTGTAGGTTGGATCGCAGCAGAGTTTCTAATTCCCGCAGCTATGGGATACTTTAAATTCAACGATCAGGTTGCGATTGGTTTAGCATTTGTTGTTGGGTATTGTGGTATACGTCTTCTTCCTAAACTTGAAGAAGCACTAATGAATAGGATTAAGTAATGCCGGGACCGGGACGTGTCTTACTGGCATACTTTGCAGCAGTAATATTAACAGCTATAATTCTTGGTCCTGCTAACGTATAACAGGGAGGTTAGTATGGAAGGTGGAATCGACATACGTTTGGTCGTAACTATTGCTGGTATCTTATTCAGTGTAGCAGGAGCCAGTGCTGTAGCCAAGATGCAGATTAGACAGCTAGTGGAAAAACTGGATGACATTGAACAACGTATTCGTAAGATGGATGCTCGTAGTGATAAGTTAATCACTTCTAATGAAACTCAGGAACAAAGGATTAACATCCTAGCTAAAATGGCAAGTCCTGAAAATCTTAGAAGAGATCATATGCAACTGGCAGAGATTGTTACGCATGTTGGAAGACTACAAAAAGATTGTGATAGACTATATGCCATGCATAATGGATCACATCCACCTGTTCCTAATGAAAGAATAGGTAAATAAGTTAAATCCTCTGTAACGAGATAGGAGCGTCATACAGAAGAATTAGTACCTCTAGGCTATATGCCTACCAGAAGGGCTAGAGAAGGCTACTCAGTGGCTCTCCTAGCCCTTCTTTTTTACTCTACCAGTACGGAATTTGTCTCTTCACTGTCTTCAGACGGTTCTTCTGCATAATCGCTATCGTTTTCTTCAAATAAGGCACCAGCGAAGTCACACTTAGATAAAAGGCGTACAACTTTATCTTCTCCCAATACATTTAAACATCCAACAATAGCAGTCTCCAGAGTATCCTTATCCATAGACAAACCACTATCACTATTAGAACCACGAATACGAGACAGTAGTTCAAGTGCTTTGATGGCACTATTGGTATGTCCGTTTGCTTTGGCAAATGTATACTGACTTTCTATTTCTTCTATAACATTTACATCTGTCTCAAGCTCTTGTTCAAGCTCATGTACACGATCTATAACTTCCTGCATATGCATAAGACGGTAGCCTTGGTTGTTTGCTGATGCAGCAGAGTAACCAGCAGACTTTGCAGCCTCAGTTGCATTGCGGTGCAGAACATAAGCCTCTGCAAACTTCTCTTGTTTTTCGTTAAGGGGCATTATTTCATATTACTTCTGGCAACACCCTTCCACTTCTCTGCTGTACGCATACCGCCAAGCCCAAGAAGTGCCATGATCAGACTGATCAATTCATTAGTCTCTAACACAGGGAGTGTTATCATAGGATACCAAGTGACAATAACCCAAGACAGAACAGGTGCAAAAATAAACTGCCATGCCAGAGCAAAGCAGCATACCCACATGATAGCTGGTCTTGCTCCGCTGACAAAGATAGAGGGGTGCTTGGCCTGTTCTATATTCGCCTGTGCTTGAGCAAGGTCAAGAGAAATTAGTTCTTTATTTAGTTCTGCTTCAAGCTTAACTTTTAAATCTTTATCACCTACAAACTTATCAAGTACTTTACCGGCAACACCAATAACTGATTCTGCAATACCTAACATTATTGTTCCTCCTCTTTTTTAAGTTTAACTACACGGGGATACTGGTCTATCCTATAACCTTCAGTATAAAAAGTTTTAGTGTCCTCTTCCTTCATTGTATCAGCAAAGAGATAAATTTTTAGATGTTTAAACTTTCTGCTTTTTTCTGCTAACATCTGAAGCCACTTATCAGGAGAGAATACAGAGATGTGAGCGTTCCTACCATCCGGCAGAACTTTTACCGCCTCGTAGCAAGCTACGTTTAAAAACACAATCTTCTTTGCATAGGAAAAGATTTCTTCTACCACCCAACCCAAGTCTTCTTCTGCAATATGTTCAAGAACATCTGTGCATATCACCGCATCCTTCCTGTGTATGGGAAGCTTACTGTGTTTCTCATAGCCGGGATCAAAGAGTTCGCACTCATCCAACTCCCAATACTCAGGAAGAGGACAGTCAATCTCATCAGTAATCTCTGAGAACTTATCAGTGTACAGCACTGCCTTACCACAACCATAGTCAAGCACAGACTTACAGTTATTGTTTTTCAGATATAGTTTTATAAGGTCTACAAACTTTAGAAGGCTTCGTCCATTGAACATACCCTCTCCCTGATCGTGCTTCTCCACGTACATCTTAACAAGATTGATATAATCATCTGATGGATTGTATCTGCTGTTAATATTATCTATACTAATATCAGGCATTGTAGTATCCTTTAAATTTAATTCTAGCATCTTGATCTTCTTTGATCTTCCAGAGATCAGCTACCATAGTATTTTCACCGTGAAAGCAGAGAACGCCATCAAGACCGGGATCAGCAAATACTTTCTCGCAGTCTTGTGCCATAGCCAGTAGCTCACCTGTTGTCCAATAAGTTTGATCTTTGACATTGACCTGTATGTATTTAGGTTTGGGAGTCTCGCCACCCTCAAGATCACCAGTGGTTTCAGTCTTCTCTTCGTCGGAAGGCTCATCACGGCAGCAGTCAAATCCAAACAAGTGTAAGTCTCTGAAGCCCATCGTATGTAACAGGCCGATAGCTCTCATCGCAGCACATGTACCACCAGTAATAAGCGTTGCTCCCTGCGGAATACCAAGCTCTTCATTCAGCTTAACTTGCTGGTTCTTTATCTGATCTCCCTGCTCTTCTTCTGTTCTTAGTGAATCAGTGAAGGCATGCCATCCCCACAGTCTAACATCACGTTCTTTAAGATGTTCAGTCACTGATGGGTCAGTCATGGAAGCTACAAAGAAATTAGTATCTTTATGTAAATCTTTGAACAAGTCTTTACGTACAATATTGTGAGTGCTTTTCTTAGTGATTGGTCGAGGGTCAAGAACAATACATGCCCACGGTATAATATTGTTCTTCATCAAACCGGGCAGGGCATGTTTAACTGTAAGTACTTTACATCCGGGGTTGTTCTTGATAAACTTTTTCAATTCTTTATAATCAAGGTAAGGTCCACCTGAAACAACCACACCAACTTCTCTATGAGGCGGATGCTTCTTCACCCACTTATCACTGTCTATTTCTTTTAGATTAGACTTAATGTTGTTGGCAATATATTCTTTTGATACGGAATCTCTTGGATGTACCACTATTGGCACACGCTTCAAGTCTTCCGGCACCTCTTCCAGTGTCTTGTCATGCAGCAAAACAGCAAGGTGTGTATGCCCTGCTGGCAGAACTTTATCAGTAGAGGGCAGGACATACTTACGAGTAGGAACGCTCTCATCAAACTCTGTCCAGCCATCATCTGTAGTTTTCTCTGCATGTACCTTCTTTGTAGGTACGGAGTCAAAGACTTTCTTAATTCCTTGATGCCTTTCATCAGGTATAAGAATAGCATCTGGATCAGGGCTGTCCTCGTCCCCACGTTCTTTTGTAAAGAAGTGATCCATGATTACAATGGGAACATTCTTTAGACGATCATATTCATGTCGTACTGTTTGTTCACTGTTACCACTACCGATAAATGCAAGATCAACTTCATCTACATAGTTAGATTTCAGAGTATCTCGGACATTACCTTTATGTAATTCATAGGTAAACTTTTTATTCTTAGTTACCTCCATGTGATTTGCAAACTCTTCAAATCTTTTTTCAACAGCTATCTTAGTATTATGGGCCTTCACATTATTTTCTTCAACATCTGTCTCTGCTGTGGCATCTTCAAATAAATCATAGCCAATGTAATGAATAGCATCGTTCTTTTCAAACGCAGCCAGTGCTATCTCTAAAGCACGGCCACCATTCCAAGTTCCAGTTTCAAGAACAGTCTTGGGTTTATAGAAGCGAACCAAGTCTGCAAGTTGTTTATACCTGCTTGGCAAGATGTCAGGGGTTGTGTCTGTTTCTGAAAGAGCTACAACTCTGTTGCCGGAACTATCTCTAAAGTTCTGAGAAGACTTATCTGCCAGATTAATAAACAACTCTCTTAGAGAATCAGAGGTCTGTAAGGTGCAGCCATGTGCGTTGTAGATTGTGAGCAGTCGGCTCAGAATAAAGGTTGTTGACCACTCTCTATAGTTAAGGTATTCACCAGAAACATAGGCACCTCTGAGATCACCAAGAAGATCAACAGGTGTTTGCTTTGAAAGATTAAAGGCAGCAAAGTAATCCGCATCTTCCATGCAGATAAAATCTGCTTGCTTGTTCAGATATCTTTCTATTGTGGATGTCCTGATATCTTTTGTTGGTAGGCTAAGAGGTTCCAGCCAGAGGAGCCATGCATCAGCAGTATTAAAAGCACACTCGCTGATCGCAAAGGCTTTAGGTGCAGCAGCAAGACCGTCAAGAGCCTCACTATAGTTTAGTGCACCGCCTTCCGTACCGTTGTGTTCTTTATTATCTGCTACGAACTGACCATACTCTTCAACATCTTCCAACTTGTGGTAGAAGATATTACTCTCTTTAGGAATAGAATAGTTATTGATGTCCATGTTATAGTAATAACAGTGGAACTCAAAATCAGGTTGCCATTTATTTTTGAAAGACTCTAAAAGTTTGTGTCCATTTTGTTTAAAAAGCTTTTCATCAAAAGCTGTAACTACTTTAAATTTCATAAGGTTTGATAATTCCTTTTCCTGCAAGGTAGGTATAGTCTCCGTTCCATTCGGAGGCGTACATACCATCGATTGCTCTGCCACACTTCCAACCCTTGAACCATGGCCCACCTGTGGTGAAGTGTACATTCTTTGCTTTCAGGTCTTCAGGTGAGTGACCATCAAGCCAGTTCCACTCCTGATGTATTGTTCCAATATCAGAGTCTTTATCCGGCAACCACTCAAAGCCATGTAGCCATGATCCTGTTTGTGTGCTGACTACTTCAGGCGTTAGCTTCTTATTTAGATCATGTCCACAGTTCCACAGAATAAGGCTTGACCAGTTCTTCCTGCGATACTGTTCTTGTACTCTGCCATCCATCTTATATTCATCGGTGGGTTCATACTTGTGCTTAACGCAGTAAGCCGGATAGTAATCCATGTTGTACTCTTCAAAGAGTTCATTGATATCAGTACGCAGATACATATCACAGTCCATGTACAAAGCCCAACCCTGATACATATTCAGAGCAGGTACAAGGAAGCGAGAGAAACTAAACTCTGTAGAGAAGGGCTTGCCATCTATGTCGTCAATCATCTGATCATTTTGTACAGTGTGAGTACGCCTATACAAACCCATCCGCTCTATCACGTCTTTGCGAATAGGTTTAATATCAACATTGTCAACAGCAATGCGCTCAATCGTAAACTTTAAAACTTCGTAGGCCACATCTTCTCTTGGATCATAGCCTATGTAAACTGTGTTAGGTGCTTTTCTCATTATATCTCCTATGTAATTAGGGGGAGCAAACGCTACGCACTCCCCCAAGTTTTGTTACAGGTTGTAAATCTTTTCTTTCTTATCTTCAGGTACTACCTTTTGAAGATTTATGGTAAGCATCCCATCCTTTAAAGAAACATCGTCTACAACCACGTCTTCGGCAAGAGCAAAAGATTTTGAAAAGGCTCGACTTGCTATGCCCTTATGTACGATCCTCTCCTCATCTTCTTCATTGGCTTTCTTGCCGCTAATGGTTAGCTTACTGTGTTCTGTCTTTACTTCCAACTCTTCTTTAGTAAATCCAGCAGTGGCTAACTCAATCTTATATTTTTCATCGCCCTCTTTAACTAGATTGTGAGGTGGGTAGGCATTGTACATGTAACCACCTGCCTGATCTTTCATCTTCAGCATATCGCTAAAGAGTTTTTCATGACCTACAGTCCAAGAACAGAACTTGGAAAAGAAGGGATCATCACTCACTGTCATATACTCATTCATATCATTTCTCCTTATAGCAAGTTGATATTGTGTGACCCATTATTGGCATCACATATATATTATACTACCTCTTGTGTGATTTGTCAAGGACTTTTTTGGCGCACTTGGCAGGACTCGAACCTGCAACCTACAGATTAGAAGTCTGTTGTTCTATCCAGTTGAACTACAAGTGCTTTAAGTCCTTCTTTTTTTCTTGATAGACTTGTTAGAATTTCTGGCAAAAGAACTATTCTTTTTACCATCTCTTACACGTAAATTACTGCGCTTGTTGCTGCCTCCTTTACTTAGAGGTTTCTTATGATCAACATGCTTACCATCGCCTTTCTTAACAAGACCTACACGTTCTAGCATACGCCTTGCTTTATTTCGCAGCACACGTTTCTTAATATTTTTAGGTTTACTTTTTGTTACTTTGTTTTCTCTTTTATAATCTCTTGCCATATTAAATCTCCTTTAAAGTTAGTAACTATTTATACACCACACGACCCACCATGTCCAGTGATGTCACAGATGTCATGCGTCTCTAGTCCTTCCTCAAACTCCTCACCAAGCTTTTCTACAGCTTCAGTATACGGCACCGAACTAAGAGGTTGTCCTCCCCTACATCCGTCAGGGTACACCGTGAAACCTCGCAGCCTGTGAGCATAAGAAGCAAGAGTATCAGTAAACTCTTCAACTGTATCTTCATTGTTAAGCTTACTCCCCCACTTGGGCAGATTGATTGTGCTGCTGATAGACATATCAACATAGTCCTGTACATCTGCCTGAAACTTTATACGCCTCTTGTAGTCCTCTGCAAGATCAAGTGCTGACTCAATGCCTTTTGGATCAACGCCATACAGGTCAATGATCTCCTGTGCTGCACTGTCCACCACGTACTGATAGTGCCAACGATTACCACCTTTCAGATACCTGCGCTTGTAAGCCACAGCAAAGATAGGCTCTACACCTGTGGATGTTCCTGCAAGGATACCTATTGATCCAGTTGGAGCAATGGCACGATTAGCGACAGGACGGCTACAGCCAAGAGTATTACTAAAGTCGGCACTAACGTGATCACTAACCCCTTTATAAACCGATAGCCACTTGTGAAGACCTTCCGTAACTTCATACTTCTCTCCTCCCTTGATAAGCCATTCATGCATACCCATAAGACCAAGCCCAAGCCTACGGTTCTTCTCTCTGGTTTTATAAATCTTATCATAGGGAAGCTTGGCTCTGAGTGTCCCGCATAGAAGAAACTTAGTAGCAAGCTCTACGCAATCTGCAAACTCTTTCAGATCGTCAATGCGCCCCATATTAATAGAACCAAGATTACAAACATCAGAATCATCTTCAGATGTAACCTCCGTGCAAGCATTACGCAGCGTCTCATTTTCCTTGTCGAAAAAATTAAACGAGAAGCCCGGCTCTGCGCTTCTAAGAGCTTGACGTACATTAGTCCTAAAGACATCTCCTGTATCTCCTGTCTTCCAATAATTAAGTAACCATTCTGTGTCATAATTAACGCTGATGTTTGTCATGTCCAGCGGTGCAACAAAGTTAAAGTCTTGTTCCTTTACCTGACCAATGGAAAAACCTGTCTCTCCTACTGGCATATCATACCAGTTCTTACTGGCAAGAAACTTATCTACATCAGCATGTTTCCAGTTCAGGCTGGCATAGATAGCAGACCTGCGACTACCGCCCTGCATAACCCTTCGGCCAATTTCGTTGACCATCTGCATCTTTGGTATGGGGCCGGAAGCAAGACCACCTGTACCATTCAGGATACGTCCTTCCTCACGGTACACAGAGTAGTCCACTCCGATACCACCGCCTGTCATAAGACAAGACTCAGACTTCCAAGAGATGTCAGCCCAATCTTCTCTGGTATCCTCTTCTGCTTTGAGAAGGTAACAGTTGTTAAAAAACTTGTTCTCACGTCCTGCATAATAAAGATATCGACCACCGGGAATAAACTTCAGGTCAGTGATCATACGTTTCAGTTCGTCCTTGTCGTCCTTACTTAGATAGTCCTGACACACATCGTCTACCAGAGTAGATGACAGTGCATCCCATGTCTCGCACCCATGATGGGCATACTTGTGTTTGAAAATGTCTTCGCTAAACTTGGAGCGAAACATCGGGTTCTCATTAGATCGAAATTGTGGCATAGCCTTGTCCCCTTTAATTGTCGTATTCCATTTCCAATATGAGTTGGGCATAGTGGATCGCTTTTTCTATATCCTTTCTCCCCTCTCCTTTTGTGCGGTGTCGAGTGATGTATTTTATCACATTACCCTCCAGATAGTCAAGCCCATTTGCATGGATATATTCTACTGGTTGTATCTTGCATCCCTTGTAGTGTTGTCCCCCTACTTGTTGTTGAAGTGCTTTCTCTTGTTTCATACGTCTGGCATAATAATCATAATTTCTTTCAGTGTTTGGGTAGCTTGGTTCATCATAGGAAAGAGTTAAGCTTTCTTCTGATTTCATTTGCGTTCTCCGATGTTACAGTTTTAAGAGCGAAGCTTCTTACTACTTTAGGTTCTAATCCTGCAAGCTCACACGTTGACTCAAAGTTTTCACAGGTTACTCCAATAGAACAGAAGACCCATGCGCTTGCCTGATCACGATGCAGCACTGTCTCTAAACTTTCAGTAGGTTCTTTAGGTTTGGATAAGTCTAACAAAGCCTGAAGGATTATGGCAAGATGTAGTGTCTTGTCTGAATCTTTCTCAGTTAGATCATACAGTGTACCGAAGTCCGGTACTTCATTTGTCATCAGACCCTATCCTTTCTATTTTTACTATGTCTTTATGAGATTTTTTATGTCCACTTAGAACTTGATATAAATGACTGCTATTATATCCATCTATGTTCTTTAACTTTATCCATTCTTCAGTGTGACCATCTTTAAATGTTATGATATATGGTCCTTTATATTGAGAATGTTTTTCTCCCGCTTGAGCAGCACTCATCTTCGCACGGGTTTCAGCACTAACTGTCCTGCCTATACCAGCAGCAGCTATCTTCGCACGATGTTCAGCACTAAGAAACTCAGGGGCGATAAACTTTACAGAACCTATCTGACCATTGTAGTACAGTCGCTCACCACAGGGCAGCAGTTCCGGTGAGAGTACATCATTGTCTGTCTGGAAATGTACCTCACCGCTTACCACCCCACCTCTTGTTTTATAGTTATAGATAATCTCAAAGGTAAACTTATCTTTACCTATACGCTGCATGTCTTCTTTAAGTGGCTTGCATGATCCTGCGTACACTCTCCAGTTAGATTCTCTGACACGTTTTCTTTTCTTATAGGTATGGTAGAACTTCCTGCCAATATATTTCCTGCCACTGACAGTGTTTGTTATAAGGTAAACAAAACCATAGTATGTATCAGGGTCTACCTCGCCAACCCAATGATGTTTCTCAGACACTTAAACCGAGACTTCCTCAACGTCAGGCTGCTTTGCTACCTGCGTAAGATACCGCCTACCCTGCGAATACTTAAACACACGTAGCCCCTGCCCGCCATTAGCATCCGACCAACAGTCTCTCTTATGCTCACAATAAACACAACCAACAGCAAGCTTACGGTTGCCAGACTTACCATCAGGTAAATCGGAATAGCACTTA